CACCCTACCTGCCTCACCCTACCTGCCTCACCACACCTAACCCAACCTTGCCTGCGTTGCCGTACCTCACCCAACCTTGCCCGGCCCGACCGCACCTGCGTTGCCTTACCGCGCCTGTACACACCGAACCGAACCGAGCCAGACCCAACCGGGCCATGCCTGCGTTGTCGTGCCTTACCCAACCTCAACTCTCCAAACCGCATCGAACCAGACCCAGCCGCACCGCACCCCGCCACGCCTGCGTTACCGTGCCTAACCAAGACCAGACGGACCCCACCAGACCGCGCCGTGCCGTTACTCCGCTGCTTGTTGGAAAACAGCAGGGGGAGAGTCCAAAATAGAGATGATTCGGTTTAACGGTAATGTGGTCAGCCCTACGGAGGACAAGGCAACCGAATACCTATCAATCCACGCTCTCAAATCAACGACGCCCTGATGGCGTAGTTCCTCAAGATGCTCCGGATCATCAGGATCAAACATATTGTACCCAGAGCCGTCCCGCCTCGTTGAAGTAGGCGACAAGAAAAGTGGGGCATCCCTTTCGACAATTTTGATTTTTCCCGTGGGTGTCTGGTACTCGACTTCAAAGACCAACTTGAGTCCTTGAACAAACATCCGCGCTTCCCAGGTCCGTTGCTTGCGGGCCGCTTCAGTATCGTCCCAAGTGAAGTGACGATAGGCGGGGTGGTCAGGCCCCATGGACCTGACCTCCTCGACAAAAGTGCCGGGGTTATATACCCCACTGTGACGGAGACAGAACTCTTTTACAATTTGCTCCCTCTCCTTACGCAACAGCCGAATGCTCATGCTGCTTCCCTCCGCAGGACTTCTTCCTCGAAGAAGTCCATCAGATCTTCGGTATCACTATCGGCATAGGCCGGGTTCTCCAGCGCTTTTTCCTGCGCCTCTCTGCCATGGCTCGTAACCAAGTCATCCCACTCATCATCCTGATCGTCAGCAGAAATAACCCGGAAGGAACCAAAGTTTCCCTTCCCTTTTTCCTGGCGATAATCTCCCAGCCCCACCAGTACCCCGGCATTGCAAAGAATGTTGAAAAGAGACGTGAGGTTTAGCTGCGGAGTAACATAGCGCATCTCCATCTCCACACCCCACTTGGGAAGAAACGGGCGCGTCCGGATATCCGGGGTCTTGCTCATCCCGGCTTGGCGAACAATATCCATTTTCAGGCTTGGCGTCCCGTACAACGGGGACATCTCACCCGGCATGAACAAGAGGCGCTGAATTTCGGTCTTGAAAACACCCCCCGTATCCAACGCGGCAGTCGCCATTGCCGCCTTCACGGCAATCACCTTCATGCCCAGTGCAGTGGGACCGCCCGAAATTATTTCAGCCGCATCCCGAAATTCCTGGATGGGGTTGTGCTTCAGGAAAGCTCTTTCCTGCTTGGACTTCCCCTTGCCACCGCCAACAAGAAACTCTTGTTTGGCTTTGGCGCTCATGCGGTTTTGATACAAGGGCGTTGTTCCAATCAGTCTCAGAACACAGACTTTTTGGACTAACTTGGTGACGTGGATCGTCACCGTGTCTTTTTTAGCAGTCGGCATATCAATCTCCTCAAGTCAACCATTCGCGGGTCTCTTCCCCCAGAATCTGATCAGCAATACTTATCTTGTCACGTAAAGCGCGAACGATTTTCTCATCTACGGTTGAGGGGGAAATTAAATCAATGTAAGTAACCTTGTTGGTTTGCCCGATGCGATGGGCGCGGTCCTCTGACTGCATACGCAATTCCAGGTCATACGAGTTGCTGTAGTAGATGACCGTCGTTGCCGCCGTCAGGGTCAAACCATAGCCGCCGGTTTTGGGGTGCCCCACGATGAAGCGCAAGTCGGATTGCCGATCCTGGAAAGTATCCACGATCTTCTGGCGCTCCGAATCAGGCGTCTCACCGTGGAGCGGTGCAACCGCCTGTACGCTAAAGCGGTCACGCAGGGCCTCGGCAATCGAGCGAATGTCCATGGTCCATGTCGCCCAGATGATTGCCTTACCCTGAACTTCGTCACATATCTCCAGGAGTGCGCCCAGCCTGTTGGAAGCAAGCTCGTGCACCTTACCGGAGTCATCAGTCAGATGACCAAGGCAAATCTGCTGAAGGCGCAGGATCTGCGTCAAAACATTCTTGGTAGTCGCCAACTCCCCACTGTCCAGACGTGCCAACGCCAGATGCTTCATCTGAGTGTAGGCGTCTGACTGCTCCCGAGTCAGTTCCACCTCACGCCTCATGTAAACTTTATCGGGAAGGTCCAGGCAGTCTTCCTTGCGGACGCGATAAGAATAATCCTTCAGCCGCTCCGTCAATTCATCCAGACGCCGGAAGCCCACGATATGATCGAAAGAGTGCGTACCCAGGGTACGGCGCTGCACAACCGCGTAGCGTCCTTGAAAAGCGTAGAAGCTTTTGAACCCCAGGATTCCGGCATCCAGGAAATCCATCTGGCTGTACAAATCCAGCGGGGATTTCGTAACCGGGGAACCCGTGAGAATCCTCCGGAACACCGCCCCGCCGCCCACGTCACAAATGGCTTTGGTGCGCTTGGCTTTCCGGTTCTTGATTGTCGTTGATTCATCAACCACCATGAAAACGTTGAACCGGTCAACAAACAACTCCGCAACCCGGACGCCCTTCTCGGTGGAGAAGGCCTCGACATTCATCAAGAGGAACTTTAGCCTCGGTGATTCGGTGTACAGGTCATTCAGTTCATCCCGCTTCGTTTTCGTCAGGCCGGGCTTCCAGAGAACGAGTTCCCTTTCGATCCGTTCCGGGAGGTGCGTTGCGATTTCTCCAAGCCAGTTTGCGACAACGCCCTTTGGCGCTACGATGAGGGCGAAGTTGATTTTGCCGCCCTCAAAGTTGTAAGCAATCGTGTCCAAGCATACTTTGGTCTTGCCCGTCCCCATGTCCAGAAACAGCGCGAAGCACTCGCGACTGACGCTCGTATTAAAAGCCTCGCGCTGGTGCGCGTAGGGCTTAGTAAAAAATTCGAAGTCCGACATAAGATTTCTCTTGCAAGTTCTCACAAATACCTATATAGATCTTTATGACGGTTCAGTCAACCATCGATTAACGAAAAAGGAGAAACGAAGCATGAGCGATCTCATTTCCCGTATGGCTTTCGATTCAGGAAGCACCTCCGACAACCTCGACAGACTGGATGACGGCCAACTCGACGGCATCTCCCGTCTGGCAAACGAAGCCGCCCGCCTTGAGCACCGGCTTGCTGAACAAGAGCAAGCCATGAAAGAGACAAAGGCCGCTCTCCACAGGATAACGGATGAGCGGTTGCCCGAAGCCCTGGAGGAGATGAACCTCCAGAAATTCACGCTCACCGATGGCAGTGAAATTTCGATCAAGCCGATTTATTCGGCATCCATTCCAAAGGACCGGCGCGACGAAGCCTATCAGTGGCTGCGCGACCACGAATTTGGTGACCTCGTAAAGAACAATGTCACGGTGACGTTTGGCCGGGGCGAGGACGCCGCTGCCAAAGCGTTCTTAGACCTTTGTGGCAACCAAGGATTCGCTCCCGACCAGATGGAAAAGGTTGAGCCCATGACATTGAAGGGTTGGCTGAAGGAGCGTGTAGAAGCGGGTGACGCCGTCCCGCTGGATTTATTCGGCGCATACATCTCTCAACGTGCAACGATCAAAAGGAGCAAATGATCATGGCTAAAGCAGTAGCGAAAAAGAACGGCAACGGTGGCGTTGCCAAAATGGACCCCAACCTCTTCGCGGAAGATGCAGGAGTTGGGGTAGACGATCTTAACTCGGAAGACCTCGCAATTCCTTTCCTCAAAATCTTGCAAAAGATGTCCGATGAGATTGATGACCTGGACGATGCCAAGGCTGGTGACATCTATAATACCGTCACCAAGACGGTGTCGAAGGGCAAAAAGGGAATCCGCGTGGTCAACTGTGCGTACTCCCTTCAATACATCGAATGGGAGCCCCGTGGCACCGGCACCGGAGCCCCCGCCGCCATCTACAGTGCTGGCGAGGCCGTCCCCGCAACGGAACGCGGAGACGACAACAAAGACTACCTCGCCGACGGCTCCGGGCGGTATCTTGAGCGCACCGCCCAGCACTATGTCCTCGTCATCGATGAGGACGGGGTGACCCAACAGGCTCTGTTACCCATGAAATCGACTCAGTTCAAGAAGTCGAAGCAGTGGAACAGCGCCATGCGGTCTCTCAAGATGAAGGACGCCAAAGGTACGTTGTTCACGCCCCCGCGTTTCAGCCACGTCTGGAAACTGGAAACCGTGCCAGAGGAGAACAAGAACGGTTCCTGGCACGGCTGGCAGATATCCAAAGACTCCGTCGTGGATGACGCCAACCTGTACTCCGAGGCAAAGCTATTTGCCGAAAGCATCCAGGCTGGTAAAGTCAACGTGCGACATCAGCGCGAGGACGAATCAACTTCCGACGACGTTCCCTTCTAAAGGGGGGAAGGAGGGGGGGTTCCGGCCCCCCCTCTATCTTTTATGGACCGCGACCTCATACAACGCTTTGCGCGTATCTTTCGTGGCCTGGACCGCGCTTACGGTGCCGTCAATGTCAGCGGGAAATCTGAATCCAGCGGCAAGAAGAAGGCAACCTACACCATCGTCCGCGAACCACGGACCATGGCGACCTTCGAGGCGCACCTGACCGGCGAGCGCGGCATAGGCGTCGTCCCAATCAATGAAGAAAATGAATGCCGCTGGGGGGCCATCGACATCGACACTTACCCGCTGGACCACGCGGAAGTCATCAAACAAATCAAGACGCAAGAACTCCCACTGGTGACTTGCCGCAGCAAATCCGGCGGGGCTCATCTTTATCTGTTTCTCTCGGAGCCCTTGGACGCGGAGAAGCTGCAAACAAAATTGAAGGAGATCACAGCGGAGCTTGGCTACGCCTCCAACACAGAAATCTTTCCAAAACAGGTCAAGCTGGTTCTGGAGCGCGGCGATACCGGAAATTTTCTCAACCTCCCCTATTTCAACGCGGAAACCGGCCTCCGATATGCCTTCAACGCGGACGGCAGCGCAGCCACCCTTGAAGAGTTCCTCGCCATGGCAGAAGCAGCCATGGTTACGGAAGCGCAGCTAGATGAGCTTCTGACAGTTGAGGCAAGCACCGTGGACCAGCGCCTGAAGAACGGCCCACCATGCTTGCAGGCACTCCTGCGACAGGGGTTTCCGCAGGGCACGCGCAACAACGGCCTCTTCAATATCGGTGTCTATCTCCGCAAAGCCTTCCCAGATGAGTGGGAAACGAAAATACTCGAATACAATCAGAGCATCATGTTGCCGCCGCTCGATCTCCAGGAAATGAACGCCGTTGCCGCCCAGATAAAAAAGAAGGACTACCAATACAAATGTGCGGACCAGCCCATTCGAGGCTTCTGCAACAAAGACCTCTGCCGCAGCCGCAAATATGGCGTTGGCGGCGGTGCCAATACGCCCACCGTCGCCAACCTCCGGAAATATGATTCGGAGCCCCCGCTCTGGTTTTTGGATGTAAACGGCAACCCCGTTGAACTGGACACAGAGGCGCTCCAGGCACAGAGCCGGTTCCAACTTCTATGCATGGAACAGATAAATTTCATGCCCCGAACGGTTCCGCGTCCTGCCTGGGAAGCCCAGATGCATCAACTTCTCTCCAGCATGGTGCAAACGGAAGGTGCCATTATAAACACTTCAGACGATACCAGCATCCGGGGGCAGTTCTACGACCTACTGGAAGAGTTTACGACGCACATGCAGGCCGCGCTCGACAAGGAAGAGATCCTGCTGCGCCGCCCATGGACCGACGAGGAAACGAACCGAACCTATTTCCGGCTCAAAGACCTGGAAGCCTTTTTGAAGCGCAACAAATTCTTCGAATACAAATCAAACAAAATCGCCCAGCGGCTCCGAGATATGGAGGGCAACGCCGAGCAATTCAGAATCAAGGGCCGCACCGTCCGTTGCTGGTCAATACCGTCCTTTGCAAAAGTGGAGGGCGAATTCGCCTCCCGGTTTGACGAAGAGGATGTTCCGTTTTGACAAGCCTCGATTGGCCCAAGCTCCTGAAAGATCTCCGGAAGGAAGCTGGACTCAGCCAGCGCGAACTGGCCGACATGACGGGCCTGCCGCAGCGGACCCTCGCTGAATATGAAAGCATGATCACCAACCGCCATCTATCCATTTACCGCGTGGAGAAGATCCTAAACTCCCTGGGGTACGAACTCGACACCTTCTTGAAGGATAAATAATGTTTCGATATTTTGGTCCCCCCGGCACCGGGAAAACCACAACACTCCTCAACCAAGTGGACACGCTGCTTGCGGAAGGCACTAACCCGAACGACATCGGCTATTTTGCTTTCACGCGCAAAGCGGCCCATGAAGCACGGGACCGTGCCGTGGCCCGTTTCCGGCTAGACGCAGAAGAAGACTTCACCTATTTCCGAACGCTGCACAGTCTCGCCTTCCTCCTCCTTGGCATGAACACTTCGGAAGTCCTCAACGATGCTCACCTGAAGAAATTCAGTGAGGAGATAGGCGTCGATCTGACCGCCGACGGGATTGAACGAAACGATGACGAGGGCTTCGTCATCATTCGCTCCAACCATCCGGTAATGCGCTGCATCGACATTGCGCGGTCTTCGTTGCAGGGACCGGAGTACGCCTACCGGGCCAGCGAACTTTTAATCCCTCTGTACGAGTTCGAGCACATTTACGAGGAGTACCAAAGATTCAAGGAAACCAACGGTCTGAAGGATTTCACCGACATGCTGGTGGATTTGGCAGCGAACCCGGCCTACATACCACACCTGAAAGCCACGCTCCTGGACGAAGCTCAAGACCTGACGCCTCTACAATGGAAGATTGCCTATCACTTAGACGAAAAAAGTGAGCGCATGTACATTGCAGGCGACGATGACCAGGGCATCTATCGCTGGGCCGGAGCCGACATCAACAAATTCATTTCAATCCCAGGAGGGTCCAGCGTCCTCGAACAGTCCTACCGCGTCCCGAACAGCGTACACCGTATTGCTACTTCCATCACCAACCGCATTCGCTACAGGCAGCAAAAGAACTGGTTCCCGCGCCAAGAAGAGGGCTCGACCACACGAATTTATGATCCCTTCGACGTTGACCTCCATAACGGTGAGTGGCTGGTCCTGGCACAAGCCAACTACATGCTGAACCCGATGGCCGAATACCTCAGATCAAGCGGCCAGTTCTTTGAAAGATTCAACAAACCTTCGCTAGGCGCTAAAGTCCGCTCCGCCATCAATAGCTGGAACCATCTGACAAGGGACGACACCAACCACGTCCTCCTGAACGAGGTCCAGAATCTCTACGCCTTCATCTCCTCCGGAAAAACTGGCGTGGAACGGGGCGCGAAAAAGCTGCTTGAAGGAACCCAACCACAAGACCTGTTCAGCCTGGAGTCCCTGCGCCAGCATTTCGGGCTCCGCGCAGAGGGCTCATGGGAAACGGCCCTCGACAAGATCAGAGACGAAGACCGCGCCTACGCAACTGCACTCCTAAACCGGGGCATCGACATAAACAAGAAGCCCAAAATCCGACTGTCCACGATCCACGGCGCGAAAGGGGGCGAGGCCGACAACGTCCTCCTTTACCTGGACCTGTCCGGAAAGGCCCTCCAGCAAATGGAGCGCAACCCTGATGACGCTCACCGCGTCCTCTATGTCGGCGTCACACGAACCAAGAATAATCTGGTGCTCAAGATGCCAGAAGATTCGCAACGAGGATGGGCGATATGAAAGTCATTATTGAGAGCCCCTACCACGCCAAGATCGATAGCTTTTTACTGTTGCCTCTGGACGACGACACTCCGGAATACGTCCAATCTCTCCGACGCCAAGCGGATACCGAAGAGAACATATATTATGCGCGGCGCTGCCTGTCTCACTCGTTGGCGGAAGGAGAATCTCCCTTTGCCTCGCACCTCCTTTACACGCAGGTTCTGGATGACACGGTGCCTGCCCAGCGGGAACTCGGGCTAACCCTGGCAAGCGCATGGTATGACGTTGCCGACCTCTGCGCGATATACACAGACCGTGGAATCAGCGACGGCATGAAACGCGGCATTGAGTACGCCAACAAAATTGGATTGAAAACGGAAGAAAGGAGTATTCTTGATGACGAATATACTACAAAAAGCTATCGATCTCGTTGGGGGTGACCGCGCCGCCACCTACGGAAACATGTTCGAGAACCACCAGAACATTGCAAAGCTCTGGGACGGCTATCTGCACAACATTAAAACCGTGTCTCCGGAAGATGTCGCCAATATGATGGAGCTTCTCAAAATCGCCCGCCGGAAAACCGGAGCCCTCAATGACGACGACTACGTTGACGGCGCAGGATATGCAGCCGTCGCCCATGAATGCGCCAGGGTAACAACGTTCCGGGACAGCAAGTTTGGCGAGGAGGTGGAACCCCATGACCCCGCCGCAGAAAATAAGCGCCTACGCGCCGGGCTGGAAGAAATCCGCGACGTGGCCCAGGTCTCCTATGAGAAAACGTTACACGCTTCGGATGAGTGGTACGTGATGCTGGCTCAAAAGATCCTTGATGGAGACACAGACATGCGCGGTGACGAATGGCCTCCCGAAAGCATAAAAAGCGCTCCGGAATTTGCAGAAAACAAGCGCCTACGCGCCGGTCTAGAAGAAATCCGCGACGTGGCCCAGGCCTCAGAAGGC